TCGAATGTTGATGGATCTAGAACAACACCACTGCTCATCAATGGAATGTATGGGCAATAGAATGCTGCCGCGTCAGTTTCGCTAGAACCCTTGTAACCAACCAATACAGGTGTTGTATCAGGTGCATAAGAGTCAACGAACACACGCATAGCGCCGTTCAATGTACCAACGAACTTAGTGTTAGTTGGAGCTTCGAAAGTACCTTCTGTTGTACGAGCAAAAGCAGAAGTAGTTGCAGATTGCAATACTGTCAATGCGGCGCTAGAAACAACAGCCCAGTTACCTGCGCCACGACGTGTACGTTGGGCGATCAAGTTAGCAACACGGTTGATTAGAACAGCTAAGGCAGCGTGTTCGTCACCAACGTAAGTAGCTGTACCTGATACAGTAGCTTGGTTGTATGTATATTCTGTAGATGCTAATGTACGCAATGACAATAGAATCTCTTGGTCGATTTCAGCAGTAATCTCTTGTGCTAATGCAGCCATGATTTCTGCTTCTACGTCAATACCATGTTGGCTTTGAGCGTCTTGAGCCGCTTCAAATGTCCAACGTGCTTGCAACTTACGTGACTTAGCTTCAACAGCTTGACGCAAGATTTGTACGCTGATCTGACGACCACCGTTACCTTCAAGAGCCGCAGTGTTGTTACCAGTATAACCAGTAGCAGTTGCGTCATTAGATGGTTGACGTGAATATGCTTGAGCGATAGTGAATGGGCTCAATGCTTCTTGACCAGCAGTAACGCTAGTTGCGGCAGCAGAGTTGTCCACTAAGTTTTGTGCATAACGTACACGTAGTGTATGGATCTGACCAACTGGGCCAGTCATTGGTTGAACACCAACCAACTCGTTAGCGATAACTGTTGGCATAACACGACGGATAACTGGAAGAATCACACGGTTTAATGTAGCGATGTTACCAGCTGTAGTTGTACCTGCTGAACTTTCAGCAAGAAGTTGTTTCTTAGTATTTTCTAAGATAACACCCATAGTTGAGCGGCGAGTGCCCTTTAAGCCTTCTAACAGAGCTTCCTTGGTCTCGTCCCAACGGCTTTCTAATAGAACTTTTGACATTTATGTTTCTCCTAATCTATGTCTTTTTAATTAAAGCCCTGCCAGACGCTTGATATCGATAACGTTATCACGTTGTTCCATATCAACTTCTTGTTTGGCAGCTTTATCCCCAGTAACTTCTGTAATAGTTGACTCAGTTAAGCTAGTCTTGGTAGACTTCTTAACAGCGCCAGTATTTAGAACTGCTGGTAGATACTTATCGAAAGCGGCTTGCAATTTTGGTGTTTGCACGCTTTCTAGTAAGTTCTGCATTACTGCAGCCTTTTCTTCGTTCAATGTGCTGAGTAAACCGCTCATTGTTTTTTCACGAATATTAGACTCTTTAATAATACGAACTTCACGTTCTTTTGATTCAACTAGCTTTTTAGCGTTGTTGATTTGTGTAATGGATTCAGCTAATTGACGATCTTTTTCTTCTAGCTTTTGCATTAGTTTTCTTGTCTCAGCTTTATCATTTAAATGAGTAACTGAGAATTCACCTGCAAAGCTTTCGAAAATCTTACGACCAAAGTTGTTTTCTTTTGCAACTTTAATGTCTTCTTTCAATTGACCAATTTCACCCTTTAACTGTCCTGCTACAGCGGCTGACAACTTCTTAGCACTTTCAGCAACAAAACGTGCTTTCAATGCTTCTAGTTGTTGACGACCTTCTGCAACTAACTTAACCTTAGCTTCAACAACTGCTTGTTTATCTTGAGCGAACTCTTTGATTTCACGAGCTAAAGCGTGAACAATAAATTGTTCTAGCTTTTGTTGACTTTCTTTAGCAATCATACGGTCTGAACGCAATTCTTTGATTTCTTCAGCTAGTTTAGTAACCATAAAATCATTGAATTTTGTTGCAGATTCACGTAATTTTTCTTGTGCTCTTACACGGTCTTCGTTCATTGCTTGCTTCTCAGCGTGAAATTCTTCAATTTCTTCTGATAGGCTTTCTGTAACCATCTTGTCAAGGGCTTCCACCATCACGCTTCTGTCATGTTCATAACGTTGTGCGAATTCTTCGTGTAATTCTGCACGAACTTGTTGGCGGGCTTCATTCAATTTAGATTCCCAGGCTTCATTTAATTGTTGCCCGATATCGTCATTGATTAGACCACTTTCAAGTAATGGCTTGATAGCATCAAACATGCTTATTCCCCTTTGTTAATTTTGAGATCCTTGATGAGGCGCATTACTTCCTCACGCAAGTATTTCTCTACTTTCTTGTCGCCTCTTGCGTCCTTTGCAATATCCAACAACTTATGACCATGACGCATATTCATCATTCCTTCATAAATTGCTTTAGGATACGCATTTGGTGCGCTAGGTTGTGCAACAATATCCACAGTGACTATCTCAAAGTCACTCACTTTGCCGCTCATGTCGTCAACGTTACCGCTTCCACGACTTGATACGCCGAGTTTCACACCACTCTCCAACATAGTCTTAACTAAGTCTCCCATTGGAGTTGGTAAAATCTTTAATTTGCCGAAGCCGTTAGCTCCGTCCATCCACATAGATGTAATCATATGTGATACACGGTCTAAGTTAATCTTTAAATCATCTGGGTGATCTACTTCACCTAATACTGAGTAGCCTGTTGTAATTTGTTCATTAAGAGTTTGTACGGCAGTTTCAATCTCAGAAACAGGGTAAACACGCTCATTAGCGTTCTTTACCCCACCCTGAATGAAGATACCCTTCATATAAAGGTTCTTCTTGTCGCCTTCACTGACAGATTCGACCACCATACCGGCTCGGTCAAATGTCAAGTGCTCTTTGAGATACAAAGCCATTCTCTCAGATTCCTTACTTAGCTACTGGGCTCTTAACTGCGCCAGCCGCATCTTTTGTCGTTGGCTTAGGAGCCGCTGACAAGTCTTGACCTTTGTGACCAGGAGCGTTCTTGAATGAACCAGCGCCCTTTACACTTGTCTCACCTTTTGCATATGCATTAGATGGACCTTTTGGACTTGTCGGAACTGCTTCACTAGCACCACTGAACTTAACTGGCTTGCTGTCCATACCAGCTTGACCACTGTTTGCGTCTACTGTGCTCTTGTTTTGAACACCGTTGTCACCGTGTGTTACAGAAACTTTCTGCATCTGTACAGCTTCCATCATAGCTTCTTCATCATCGGCTGCACCAAAATCAGCATCAGCGTCACCGAAGTCAGCGTCAGCATCATCCATAGCTTCTGCACCGTCAACTTCAGCATCATCACCTGCCATAATGTCTTCGAATTCAGCCATCAATTGATCTAGCTTATCTTCTAGGTCAACTACACGGTCTTCCAAGTTTTCTTCGCCTTCGCCTTCTTCATCTTCACCATCTTCAATGTCGATTACTTCATCTTCTTCGGAATCAAACTCTAGGTCATCATCTTCGGCTTCGGCCATACCTTGTTCTTCAACTTCGATTTCGTCTAATAGACCGCCAACTTGACCGCCCATTCCTTCACCCATTTCGTCATCCATCATTCCTTCATAGATTTCGCGGCTTTTTTCAACTACGATATCATGGAACAATGCACGTGCTTGTTCTTCGTTCTCATTGATAATCAAATCAATAAGTTGTTCAAATTTTTTATTATCCATTGTATGTTCTCCTAAGTAATGGCTTTGTAGAGTTATTTAGTGACTATCAAAAAAAACAGCACAATAAGTGCTGTTTTTTTACGTTTTTGATTAAACTAGTGTTATACAGACGGTGCGCCTTCTGCTTTTGGTGCATATTGCTGATGAACCTTTTTCAAGTAATTAACTTTTTCATAATTACGAACATCATTCATCTTACGCAACTTACGTATTTGTTTTAATGTTAGTTTTGTTTTGCGGCTTTCTTTCCATTTTGGTTGGCTATTATCCGCACTTACGTCTTGATAACCTGCGGTTGCTGGATCGAACATTTCAAATAATTTCATATAGTTATTTATCTAATTACATTCCTGTACCGCCGGGTGCTGGCATATTCTGACCCGGCGCCGCTTGTCCTGGTACAGGTACTTGTCCGGCTGCATCTAAGCCTTGATCAGGTGGCAATTGTTCGGCAGCAGTAGCTTCTTCACCTGTCTGTAAATCAGATTCAATATCACCAACTGATACACCAATACTACGTAAGTCATTACCTTGTGGCTCAACTTCAATCTCTTTGTCGTTTTCTTCACGCCACATTTTTTCGTTTTTAGCAATTTCTTCTTCAGTTAATCCTAAGAAACGTTCCATAGCAAAACGCTTACTGATATATGGGTAAGCTTCAACTGCAGTAAATGAACCCATACGTGCAGTATCTAACTCACTTTGACGATAAGCCGCAAAGTTCTGCGGTGGATTAAATGTTAAATTAAACAGACCACTGTCGATATTCAAACCTCTCCAACGTAAGAACAACTTGAATTCTTCATCAAGCTTTCTAACAAGATAGTTCTGTAGTCGTTCGCAATATTGATTAAAACGGAACTCTTGTATCATAGCTGTCCCAACACGCCCGTCACTCATTGGAGTAACGTTATCATCTGGACCAGTGGGTAAATAACTACTTGGAACACGTAGACCACGTGCTAATCTGTTATTGAAGTAACGCAAGTCATCAATCTCACCTAAATTCTGTCCACCTGGTAACAAGTCAACACTTGATCCTCTTCCGTCAGCAGTGACAGGGAAGAAGTAATCTTCGTTCATACTTAACGGATTGTATGTTGCATCGACCATACTACCGCCACCTTGAACACTTGGAATACGTCTTTGATGAATCTCATTCTTAATGCGTTCAACGAATGCCATAGCCATATGACTTGGCATATTACCAACGTCAATCTTAAACACTCTACGTTCCGGAGCACGTTGAACACGATAGATAAGAACCGCATCTTCAAGTAATTCTTTTTGCTTATAAACTTTAAAGATGTTCTCTAGTATTGACTGACCGAATGGCCAGAATCTATCTAAGCCTTCTGTTAAGCTTAAGTGAACAATGTGCTTAGAATCAATAGCGGCTTCATTAAAGCCCAAACTGAATCGTGAACCAGTTGTGTTATACGGTTGACTAGGAACAGTATAACCACCTCCACCGCCGGCTCCGCCACCACCTGTGCCACCTAATCCAGTTGCAGGATTTGCGGCAAAGTCTGTATTTGTTTTCTGTGCTACAACCAAGTTCTCTAAGTTAATGTTTAAGTCTTTGATAACGTATTGTTCAGGCTTCTTACCTTCGCTTTCGTTAACAATAACTTTAATAACTTTAGTCATATCAACCCAATATAACTTAAAGTTTTCTGGGTCACGAACAAAAACCTGATCCCCATACTTTAGACAGTTTCTAAAGATTTTAAAGATACGTGTTTCCATTTCATTCAACTTACACCATTGTTGTAGTTGAGTTTTAAGCATTTCTACTTCGTGCGGAGTAGGTTCTTCACGCCATTCTAAACTGAATGGGGTCTTATTATGTTCATTCTTTTGTGTGCTGAACTCTGAAATAATATCTAAACAAGCATTGATTTCAGCATCAACATCCATCATTTCATATTGGTTATAGCGTTCGATACGATTTGGGTGACCTGTGTACACTTCAGGTAATCGGCTACCGTAGTTCTTATATCCAAAATCTTGATTGCTATAATTGCTAGTGGTCGAACTACCGGGACCGTTCCATGCACCGGTAACGCTTCCGCCACCTAATGGGCTCATTTGTCCCGATTGATTAACTCTAGTGAAATGTTTTTTGTATGTCATAATGAAGGTCTATTCAGTATTTAGTTAAACTTTTGAATACATCAATAATTCACTTTGGATACTATTGCTATCAGATTGTGCAACGATCAAATCATCCATTTTTGCTACAAATTCTTTCATTAATTCAACTAATTCACTATTATCTATTTTGCTACTAGCAGTATCATTGAACATATCTCCTGCAGGAGTATTAGCAAGTTTATCTAATATAGAATCTTTTGTAAGTCGCTTGATAAGTTCATTACCGTGCAATGTCGCATTGTAGCCAGATTCTGGTCCTTGAGCTATACCTTCAAGATTAGCACTAACTTTACTACTATCTCTTAATAAACTAACTACAGTAGGTGCTCTGTTACCAACTTGCCCATACCACTTACTTTGTTCTAAGTTTTGTGCGGCAGCTTTAGTATCACCTTCATCTAATTGTTTCTTTAATTTAGGCCATTTACTAATCCAACTAGGTCCCATATTAAATGTCAAATCAGTCAATGCACCTTGACCTCTGCCATCTAACTTATCAAAGCCTGGAATATTCATAGCGGCGCTTCTGTGATGTGCGTAGTCTTTTTCAAACATTGCCATTACTTCTTCATCACTGAATTCTCTATTCATTTCAGGAGGTAGTGATTTACCATCACCAATCAAGTGACCTATACCAACAGTCCACAATCCTAAACTATCTTGGTAAGGTCTATTTCTCTTACCTTCGTGACGAATAATCATTTGTTTGATTTCTTCTTCACTCATTCCTTGAGAACTACCTTTACCAGAACGCAACATTCCTAGTTTAACGTCTGATGAACCGGATCCTTGTGCCTTTTGTGATGGGTCGACTCCGCCACCGTCTGATCCAGATGATTGTGATTGTGCTGATTTTGCTGTAGCAGGTTTAGATTGAGTTCCTGTTGTCGGTGCACCACCAAATATTTTTTCTCTATTATCATATAGACCCATACCTGCGCCTACAAGACCACCTACTACACCACCTGCAACTGTTCCTATGCCTGGTATTACACTACCAATCATAGCACCGGTGCCAGCATAACTTGCGGCTTGTCCTGCAACATCTAAGGCAGTGCCAGTCTTTTCCATGCCTTTCTCTTTAGCATAGTCGGCGCCAGCACCTAATGCCATACCACCTACAGCTAATGCTCCGCCTTTGGCTAGACCGCCTGCAATACCTTTGACGCCTCCTAACCCTTTTCCTTTGCCCTTACCACCATCTGAATCAGGCATCGTGCCTGTGCCTAATACTTTACCTAATGCGCCTTTAGCACCTATGGCTGCTAGTGCGGCTGCGGCTGCAATTGCGGCTGCAGTTAACCCTGTTACGGCAACAGTTAAACTATTAAATCCAGACAATAAAGGATTAACAGCAACTAAGCCTTTTTCTAGTGCTTTGTTAAACTCAATCGTTGTAGTTGTTACTGCATTTCTAGCTTTTTGTGCAGGATCTTCGGTAGTAGTTTCACCTGTTTTACCTTCACTAGGTTTAAGTATTCCTCTCTTAGCGGCCGCGTCGGCTTCTTTTTCATTACGTTCAACTACTCGACCAGTGTTTAGTATTAGTTCTTTGTTTAGTCCTAATGTCTTACCTAGTTCTTCACCACCAAATTGTAAACTAGTTTCAAAATTACCTAGTCTATCACTTACTTTAGTTTTTACAGTTTCCGCAGTTTCGTTGAATAAATTAGCAACTTCTTCACCGGGTTTAGCTTTCTTAAGCTTAGCCGCAAGCTCAGTAGCATCTATACCTAACTGTGCAATACCTTTAGTAGATTCATCAAATGCACCAGTTCGCATTACTTTGGCTAACTGTAATCCAGTCTCTTCGCCAAAACGTGTTGTCGCATCTGTGATGAACTGTTTTCTAGCGTCTTGTTCTTGTTTTAATGCCTCAGCTTCAGCAGTTCTACCTTCTTGTGCAAGCTTACGAATCTTGTCATCTTCAACTCTAGTTCTGATAACCTCTTCATATTGCATATTAGCAAGTTGCTGATCTTTAGCGATCTTATCAGCATCTTTACCCGTCAACGCACTTAATCTTAATAAGTTTTCTGTGTATTCAAGTGAAGATTTACGTAGCTTATCTGCATCTTTTGCTTGACTAACCAATGATTTACCTGACATACCTTGCAATGCAAGATACTCAGCTTGTTTACTCATCAATTCTTCTTGGTTAATACCTAAACGTTGAAATGCTTGTCTTTGTTCATTTGTAACTGCAAGCATTTTTGCAAAAGACTCTTGTCCTTTAGCAGTAGTAGTTCCTAAACCAACTATGCCATCACCGGCTTTACGTAATGCTTTTGGTAATAAGTTCCATTGTTCATTACTCAATCCGATGCTGATACTCATCTCTGCCATTTGTTTGGCAGTAAAGGCTCCAGCAGAACCCATCTTACTAAATTCGTCGGTTACCTTAAGAGCGTTATCGGCTTGTACTGTAGCTAGCTGTGCTACTTTAGTTGCACCTTTAACTAATCCACCTATGATTAATCCAACTGCACCAAAGTTTTTACCTAAGGCTAATGCGGCATCTCCTGCGCTACCTAGCGTATCATTGAACTTAGCAAAGTCAGTGGATGTATTCATCATCGCACTTGTAAGATTCTTTAATGCTCCTATTGCCGCCTCATCAGCCGTTTTTCGATTAGCATCGGCTGCGGCTTTTTTCTTTTGCGCATCGATATAAGATTGATCTAACTCAGTCATGCCTTTAACAGCATTCCCGTGTTTGTTTAGTGCGTCTTGTACTTTAGTGGAGCCTGAAGCAACACCTGATAGTTGTCCTAATCCGGTAATAAGTGCCGGCATAACATTGTTCAACTCACGCATTGATTCGTTGAACTGTCTAATTGCTTCCGGATCTAAATTTTCTGCCATGTTTTTTACCCACTAAATATTATGTAGTATTTAGTATTGGGCAAACGCCCGTTTTATATCAAGGACAACAATGACTATCCAAAACAACCCATTAAAGCAATATTTCCGTAGACCTTCAATTTATTTGAAGCTACCAAGCGGTGGTAAGTTGTATCCACCAGGTGTAGTGAATATTCCAGAATCTGGTGAGTTGCCCGTATTCCCGATGACCGCAATTGATGAAATTAGTGCAAAGACACCGGACGCTTTGTATAACGGTACTGCTATGGCTGATATCATTAAAAGCTGTATACCAGATATTAAAGACCCCTGGGCTATTAACAGCATTGATTTAGATGCTGTATTAATTGCAATTAGATCAGCCGCAGGTGGAAATGATATGGCTATTTCTTCAGAATGCCCAAGTTGTAAAGAAATAGCTGATTATGCTGTAAACCTTGTAGGTATCTTAAGTCAGCTCAAAGCAGCCGATTATGAAAAAGAATTGGTATTGAATGATCTATCTATTAAGTTTAGACCATTGTCTTATAAAGAAATGAATGAAGCTGGTACAACACAGTTAGAAGCACAACGTATTTTCTTAACATTAGAAAAAGAAGAAAACGAGGCCCTACGTGCAAGCAAAACACAAGAAGCTTTAAAATTTATCACTGATGTAACTATGAGGATATTGTCACAAACAATAACCCATATTAAAACTCCTAGCGCATTTGTAGAAGAACGTGAATATATTTTGGATTTCTTAAAGAATTGTGATAGAGACACATATGTTTCTATCAGAGATTACAATGCTGAGTTAAAAGCACAGACTGAAATCAAACCATTGAAAATTCGTTGCATCCATTGCCAAAACGAATACGAACAACAATTTACATTAAACACATCTGATTTTTTCGGATAAAGCTTCTACACCTTGACCACGAGGGTGTAAAGAAGCTGATTGATGATATGGAAAATGAGTGTGCCGCTATTAAGAAAAACGCTCTTAGTATGAGTTGGTACATGAGAGGTGGTGTAACATATGAAGATGTGTTAAATATGTCCACAGAGGAAAGAGAAGAAATCAAGAAAATTATTGATAGCAATTTGGATATTACTAAAAAATCACAATTGCCATTTTTCTAATTAATCCCGTAACTATTCATTTATCACATCGGGTTGTTTCTTTGTAAAGATGAACTTCGTTCATCTAAGAACTCACTTCGTTCGTTCTTATTGTTTACGGTTATCTATTCTTTTTTATTCTAATTTAATACGGGATATGATTGCCGATTTGAAGCCATGGTAGTGCTATTCAGCACTACCAATGGTAAAGGTTGTTTGCACGACCGTCATCCAGTGTTGTCTATTCCCCATCTAATTAGCTATTTGATGCTATTAAATGCTACCGGTTGCTCTGTAAAGTTTATGGGATTGTAGTTGAATTTACGCACTTTAGTGTTTCATTCAGCAACGCACATTCTATTGATTCAAGACAAAATATCAATAGACTTGTTGAAGGTTCGCTTTGTCGATTGCCTTCTCGGTATTCCGTGTATATCGCTACACACGCTTACTCCAGATCCATCAGCCATCTTTCAGGCATCTTCAAGGAGGTCTGCCAACGCAGACAACAAATTTTTATTTTAATTAAGTTTCTATTGTGAGGATGTTATTTGTAACAGTTTGATTTGACGTGGTGTCTGTTGAGCCTGAATATGCTTTTAATAATGTACTGTTGTTTAAGAAGAAGCTGTCAAATTCCATAATTATCCAATCGCCGTGTTTGGGATTAGTATAATATACAAAATTGTCAGTCACCCATGTTAGTTTGCTTTGTACAGCAACATAGCGACCCTTACGATTGAATTTCATAAAAAGAATATTACAATCTTCGGGATCGGCTACATCCATGAGTTGTTCGAGCCAAGCATCTATTACTTTGCATTCCCCTGAAAGTAATAAATGAAACGGAAAATCAGCGTAAAACTTACACTCTACATTCATCTTAGTAAAAGTATGTCCGGGAACTATGTCCCCTTTAAAACTTCTAATCTGACCTTCGTGTAGAATTTGTGTTCTTGACTGATTTTTTCCACCGATATAAGCACCGGATCCTGGAGCACGAATGAATGACTCACCATACTTCTCTGATAGATATTTAGCGATTTCTCGCTCAAAACCGGAACCTTTTGCTTTTTGTGGACTTGGCATATTATTACTTATCGTACAAAATCAGGTTGCATATTTTTCTGTTACAATGTGTTTACTGCATTTGTTAACACATTCTAAACTATTATTAATGAACTCTTTATTCCAAAATTCATTGATAATAACATCTTTTAAACTATTTTTGTGTAGGTTAAACTTCTTACTAATATCTAGCCAATGATCATTATGTGAATAGCGATTCGCTACCCAGCAACAGGGAAAAAAGTCACCTTGACTATTAATAAACAATCCTTTATTACCTACGTGACACAACGGTTTTATCTTATCATCTATTATAGCAACATTGTTATAAAACTCAAGATTAATAGGCATCCACGGCTTAACTAATTCTCTACCTGATAAATTACTAAACTCTCTTTGAAATCTATGACCCGATGCTATTAAGCTATCAATTGGTTGTAAAGGATCATTGATTCCGTATATAGGATTATAAACACCAAACTTAGTGCTCTTGTTTAATTGAAAAGTATCGAATCCCAACTCAGATGCAAGTTGCTTCATATAATCAATTTTAGTTTCATTGAATTTGAAACCAATTGCATCCCAAATCATCAAGCAATTGCTATTAGCTCTAAGAGTCTTTACTCCTAATACAATGCTATCCCAGTTACTGTTCACCCGATATTGCTCATTACTATATTGGTCATAACCGTCTATACTGAAATGAACCTGATCAGTCTCATCTAATACTTGACCTAGCTCAGACCAAAATGACTCTTTCTTGTAACTGCCATTAGTAACAATTGACATTGCTACATTTTTAATTGCCTTAATATATTTTATAACTTCTAAGAAATCGTGTGCATATATAGGATCTCCATCATCTCCACACCACGTGATTTTCTCAACGTGTTGTTTGATAAATTCGGGAGTAAAATTACGCTTGAAAAACTCTAAATCTAATTCGCTATTAACAAGAGTATCAGGTGATTCTTGACGTGGACACCGTGGGCATTTAAGCGTACATTTACTGCTTATCTCAATATGAAAATGCCATGATGCTAACATTATAATTCTATTGCCCTATACCACTGATTGCTAAATGTAGTTCCGCTATTATTCTTTAAACAAGATTTGGCGCAAGTCTTATCAGGGTTTGTATTCCAATTCTCAGACAAATCATAAAACCATTGAACAATATTTGGTTGATGCTGATTCTCACCTTGCCAACAGCAAGGGTAAGCTTTACCGGATGCATCAACATAAATGCTATTCTCTTTCATAGCACTACATTCGATATAACCTTGAGTTACTTTATTATCTACGAATTCAATTGGTTGACTAATACCGTCTACCGGGAAACGTGTGAATCGTCTGCTAACTTTAGCACGGAACCACTTGAAACCCATTTGCTTTGCTATAAGATGTGCTTGATCAACCTGATGTTTGTTATGTTCAAAAACTAACATATCCCAATGTGCTTTGCCACCTGCATTGATAAATGCTTGCGCATTTTCTACAACTTTCGACCAACGAACATTTCTACGATATAAATGATTAGTATCTTCCAATCCATCTATACTGAATACAACATAATCTTTTTCGCCTGTCATTATTTTGGCTAGTTTGTCCCACCACTCAGGATAACGTATACCACCATTAGTGTTCATACCAATGATGATATTAGGATTCACAGACTTGAAGTATTCATACATCTCAATCGCTTGTCTAGCACTTGCAGGATCACCGTAGTTACCACACATATAGATTTTTTCTAATTGCAGTAATACGTCTGGAGTAAACAATAATTTTACGTCATCTAAACTTAATTCGTTTGGTTCAAACTCTGTTCTAGTGCGCAAACACTGAGGACAGGCCGCATTGCAGTTTGTAGTAGGTTCGAAATGAACTATCTTTACATTCTGAAAACGAAAAATATCTGGCATTATTCGATATCTACTGCAGTGTTATAGCTTGTGAAGCCATTTTCTTTAACAACTTTGAGAACGTTAGGTACACGACCTGCTAGTTCTTCACGGTGTGATACAAGCCAAATAGATTTCTGTCTGCGACGGCTCATATCTTTAAGAATTGCTAGACTGTTCTCAACACCCATTGTGTCAAGACCACTGTCAATCAATTCGTCAATGAATAATGTATTGATTGGTGAGTATAATGATTCCCAAACGTCACGGAACGCAAAACTCAAGCCTAGAATCAATCGATTGCGTTCACCGCGTGAAAGATTATCAAAGTCAAGCTCACGACCTAATTCTGTAATCTCAACTTGCAAGTCATTCTTAAAGATAACTTGATGTGGTAGACCGATCTTGTCTAAGTAATGTGTCAATCGACTATTTAAATAACTCAAGTTCTGGTCAATAATCTTCTTACGAACAAAACTATCTTTGCTAGTTAACAAATCTAACAAGAACTTTTGATGTTCCATTGTTCGTGTCAAACGATTAATAGCTTCAAAATCAATTGCTTGTAGTGCTTGTGTTTCCATTTCAGTTACTTGTTCTGCGTATGGATCAGATTCTTGTGACTTATTATCAATCTGACTTAGAATATTAGCAACTTCACTTGAATGTTTAACTGCTTCGGCTTCTGTGTCATAATGAGTTACAGGCTGAGGGCCTAGAACTACCGGTGTTAAATCATTTAGTTGTTCACTAAATGGATTAGACTCTTGTTTCTTGTCTTCCCATACTTTCTTTAAGTTAGCTACATCACCGCTGTGACGAATAGCTTCTGCTTCTGTCTTGTATGATGGAGTAGGCTTAGGACCTAATTCAGTAACCAACGATTGATTGTCTGACAATTTACGTTCGAGGTCAGCCAAATCAGCTTTAGCATTCTCAAGTAATGTAGTCTTTTCTAATGTAACTTCTAAATGTTTATCATCGTGGAAGTCTTGACCACACGCATAACACTTGTGATCCTCAAGTTCTTTAACTTCCCGAACCAATTTATCAATTAATTTTTTTTCTTTCGTAATACTTTTGGTTAGGGTATCAATTGTTGTTGCTATAGATTTTTGTTCAGCATCATTGTGTAACCATTCTTTTAAGTCACTCCAAGCTTTAAGTTCAGCATCAATATCATATTCGTTTTTACGCAAGTAAGCCGTGTATGCTACTGTCACATCAGTATCGTGTTTTTGTTGCCAAGCAGTAGAACGAGCAACTAAGGCATTGTAAGTATCTTGCGCCTCTTTCTGCTTCGTCCATACGTTTAAATCTTTGTGTGCTTGTAACTCTGCTTGAATATCAATTTTGCTTAGTTCATCATACTGAAGGGCGAGTGTAGTCAAATCTTCATCGTGTTTCTTCAACCATAATGTTTGTCTACGCTTTAATGCATCAATTTGTTCTTTAACTCGCTTGTTAGCTTCTTCAATAGCTTTAACACGGAATTCTTCACTTTGAATATCATCTTTACTTCTGCGGATCATCTCTTTGATGACCTCAGCTTTTTCAGATAACAGAGTGATACCCATCAATTGCTCAATGATATCTTTCTGATCATTGTTCTTCAGTGCTAAGAATGGTTCACTGTATGTGTTCAATACAACAATGTGGCGGAACATATCGGGTGTCATATTAATGACCTTTTCGATAGCTGCCTGTGTTTCTTTGTTCTCACCTTGCTGATCCTCAGAAGCCTTCTCCTGAACATCATTGACATAGAACTTGAGAATGTTAGGTTTACGACCGCGTTCAATCTTGTAGTTAGTACCATTAACATTGAATGTCAATGTAACTAACATAGCTTTACCATTTGTGCGATTGACTAAGTTATCTTTGCGGATGTTGTTAATAGGTTGACCAAACAGTGCATAGCTAAGACCTTGAATCAATGTGGTCTTGCCCGTACCATTACGAGCACCGTCACCTCCTAAGTCTAAATTTTCACCTAGAATAAGTGTTAAGTCTTTCTTATCAAAGTCAACTGCTTGTGTTACTGCGCCGATGCTTAAAAAATTGCGTAAAGTTATATTTTGGAGTGTAATCATTTTAATTTTCTAAAAAAACTATCTTTGGCTAATTTTTCTGCCTTTAATGTTTTTTCTATAATACTTTCTATTTTGAGTTTAGCACTAATCAATCTATGTGTTTCTCTTAAACTGCCTACATAAGGTTGTGTCTTTGATAATTCAGATAACGCAATACCCAAGTGCTTGTTTATTTTTATAAGAGAATCTAATCTGTCGGTCATAGATTGTTATAAATGTCCAAAAGAATCTTTTTGTCAAAATTATTTGATTCGATTGCGTTAATCTGGTCAATGATGATTTGGTCTACTGATTCAAACTTCAATCCGTCAGCAGTTTGACCGTTCTCATTTGTTTCTACTTTCATAGGAATCAATGCCATCTCTCTTAGTTTATGTTCAGGGATCCAAGTTTCACGTAAGAAGTTTGCTTCTTCGTATGAGATTTCAATATCAAGATGTACTCTAACATGGCTGTCAATCAATAACAAGCCTTCAGGGTTTTCTAATACATCGCTGAGTTTGTGAACACGAAAAACGGGCTGTCTAGGCCAAGTATGAAACGCTGGCTCACTACCCCATTCTAAAATCATCATACCACGAGCATCATCTCCTGCGTCAGCATAGTTATGCGGAAACGCATTACCCGTATACCAAATATTCTTACGTGCTTGTCGCTTATGAAAATGACCACTGAATACTTTATCAAAGCCAGTCATATGTTCTTCATTGATTTCACCGTGATCCGGCATCTCTACCATAGCATTCATATAAAAACGAGGTAACTCTAAATGACCGAACAAGTATTTGCCGCCCATCTTTTGTAACTTTTTATAATCATCTTGAACTAACCAAGGGGCAATAACTACATCTCCTTGTTGGAAGAAGTCATTGATAATTTTAACATTTGGTAAATGTTTACCCCATTCAACAGAATGTATGTCCCTGCGGTCACGATAATAAAGATCGTGGTTGCCTGGGATAAAATATACAGTATCAAAGCTTGCACTTAGTTTCTCCAATGCTTGTAATCCAAATTGTAATGTGTGAATGTTAATACTTGCACGATGGTGATTCCAGTCGCCCAAGAAGAAACAAGTTTCACAACCCTCACTCTTTGCTTTTTTGATGAACCAATCTACGAAATCGGCACAGTCTTGATTATGTTGTAGGCTGTTTGACTTCAATCCAAAATGAATATCAGTGAACACAGCGGCTTTTTTAAAAAGGTTACTCATTCGTCTATTATATAAAAACGCCGTCACATTAGCAACGGCTTTGGTTAAATTATTCTTCGTACACAGTAGAACTTGACCCAGACCCTTGTCTTGACCAACTTGGATTTAGTCCATTTAATTCTAAAATGTCGTCTCGGATGTTTTGATTGCGCTTTTCTGTGTTCAATACACGGCAAAAACTATTTGTTATAGCGGCTGTGTAGTAAGCGAATGGGTTAGCTGATTTTGCTTCATTGAATCGTAAGCCAACATAAGTTAGTTGAAGTATCGCTGAGTTACGCATCTCATCGTTGTATGTATACCCACGCCAATTATATTTCATTGCATATTTTTCACACATCATAATATACATACGGGCAAGTTTATTTGTAATTTTACCGTGTTCTTTATTAAAAGAACCTGTTTCTAAATCACCTTCCCAATGACTTTTGCCCACACAATAGAATGTATTATTTGAATCAATTTTGTAATGTTGGAATGGTGGGAAGTTAACTTTAACGTGAACCATATCATCCACTTCAGCTTTGGTCGTATTATCTTCTAAGTCAGCGAAAATCGCATCTGGATCTTCCTCATCAAACTCAAAGATATCCTTTGCTGTTTTCTTTTTAACTGTTTTGCGGGGTTGTTTTGGTGCTACTGGAACGTGATCCCAAGTCATTACACGAAATACTAAATCTGTTAGTTCTATTGAATCAGGACTAACTGCGTCTTTAGAACCTTGCTCTAAACTTAATCTTAATGCACGTGTTTCTTTTGCTTGTTGAATTGTTTCGGGTTTGAAAGCATACTCTAAACTATCTTCGATACTAGCTTGGGGCATATCTACAATAAAATCATATCTGTGATATTCAGGCTTTGTAAAGTAACAATATGCGTTTTTGCTTTCGTGAATTTCTTTTAAAATGTCTTTATTATTTAAATAGTTGACAGGTTTTCGTGATGGTAGGCTCATAGTTCTCCGTTATTATGTTGATGTAAGTATAGCATTAATGTTGCTGAAAAGCAACGATTTTGAGAGGGAAAGGGTAAAAACAGCACTTTTATTTAGTGCTAAATATAAGTAAGGATAACAACATATTATGGCATCACAAGCTCAATTAGAAGCCGATATTGCTTTGGCACAAGCTCAAGTATCGTCACTTGAACTGCAACTAGACGCAGCCGCAGGCTCACCAGATCCTGATCCTGCAGTCATTGCTAATTTAGAACGAGAACTATCTAATGCACAGGCAAATTTGTCTAGTTTAGAAGCACAACTATCTAATATTACAGTAGCTGCCAATGACCCTAATACTAATGTAGGAAACGAGACTGAACAACTTCCTAGAGCACAGCAATCGATTGATCCAAATAGTGATCCTAATACAAATACAGGTAGTGAAGAACGAGTAACCTCTCCTAACTCAGTTACTGAAAATGTTTTTGATCCTTCAGGCAACAACGGTGAAACAAATACTGAATCTGTGTTTGACCCAACTGGTAATCAAGGTGCACCAAAAGGTATCTCTACTGCATTAAACAATACACGTGCAACCGCAACAAAAGACGATACTGCTAATTTTCAACAGAAACCTGATTGGAGAGCAAGATTAAGTTTAGCACCAAACGCTAATTATCTCTATAAAGTTCCAAAAGGTCAAGCAGGTATCTTAGCACCATTGCAATCAACAGATGGTGTAATATTTCCATATACACCTGCTATATCAGTGACATACAGTGCAGGTTATGATGCTAGTGAATTGGTTCATAGTAATTATAAAGTTTATCAATATAAAGGTAGTAGTGTAGATACTGTTTCTATCACAGCAGACTTCACTGCACAAGACACTACTGAAGCTAATTATTTGTTAGCAGTAATACATTTCTTCCGTTCAGTAACAAAGATGTTTTATGGACAGGATCAAAATCCAAACAATGGGGTTCCTCCTCCATTATGCTACTTGAGTGGATTTGGTGCATACACATTTGACGCACACCCACTAGTTGTTACTAATTTTACATATACTACTCCTACGGAAGTAGATTATATTCGTGCAGGTAGTCAGACTAATCAGCCGGGTGTTAATATTGCCCAACAAAATAACATATTAAATAGTTTTGTTCCAAGCGTAGTAAGAACAGTTATCAATGGTCTAGCACCAAAATTACCAAACTTCTCAACACAAAACTCTATGATTAACAGTGAAGCAACTTATGTTCCTACAAAATTACAATTGCAAATCACTTGTATTCCTATCGTTACTAGAAATGATATCAGTAACAAGTTTAGTCTTAAAGAATATGCGACAGGTGCATTGTTACGCGGCAGTAAACGTTCAGGTGGAGGTATCTGGTAATGCCTAATAATTTATATCCAGCAACAAGTCCATACTATGCTACAGGCGTAGTCAATGGTAGATTTTTAGACGTATTAGTAGACCGTCCTATTCCTAAATTAGGTAGCGATAGATATTGGGAAATAACACAAACATATAATTTACGCCCTGATATGTTAGCATATGACTTGTATGCTAATTCAAAACTATGGTGGGTATTTGCAAGTAGAAATCCAAACACATTGAAAGATCCTTTCTTTGATTTCACTGCTGGCACAAGTATCTATTTGCCTGAAGCTTCTACACTAAAACAAATATTAGGTTTATAAATGGCAATAACGTTTGATGAGTTTGGTAACATAGTATCTTCTACTCCAAATGAAAATAATTTGGATGGAACTCCCAGCGGAGATGATTATAGTTACGATATTGATTATGCCGCTAGAGTTGCCTCAATGGAAAACAATGCTACTGTAGTTGGTAGTAATGAGATGGAAACTCTCAATGAGAGTTTTGCGGGACAAACACAGGCAGGAAAAGCACAAGCACCCGCAAGTAATTCGGTAGTTAATAAAAGTGTAGGTTCCGGTCCTAAACCGGGTACTAGATTAAAAAACCCGTTAGGTAACTTTAGTAGTTATACATATCAATTAAGTTTGTATATGATTACTCCGGACGCATACGATGCTTTCCAATTGTCAGGTAGAAAAAACATTAATGCATTAAGTGCATCTGATGCTAGTGGTCAGGCAACTGGCGGCGGTGCATTCTTAATAGCACAATCAGGTGGTGTTAATAATAAAACAAGTCGCAGAGCACCTGGATTTGAATTGGATTACTACATCGATGATCTAAAAATCAAATCAGCAATTAACGGTAAAAACACACAAACTGCTTCTAACGTTACTGGTTTGACGTTTAACATATACGAACCATATGGCTTCTCGTTTATTACCAAATTAAAAAGAGCAAGTGATGCATTAAGAAAGAATAGTAAATTAAAGAACTATGATAAATCATCCAACGCTAGCAGACAGTTTTTTGTTTTAGGTATTAGATTTCAAGGTTATGATAAAAACGGTAATATAGCAAATGCTAGTGAAGTATTTTCAAGCGACACACTTAATACTAGCCCTGACGCTAGTGGGGTGTATGAAAGATTCTATGATATTGTTTTAACTTCGGTTAAATTTAAAATTAACGGTGGCGCCACAACATATAATATGACAGCTAATGTTATATCCACTAATGTTGGGTTGGGAACAGCTAGGGGAACAGTAGATAATAAAGTTCCTATTGTTGCAAGCACAGTTAAACAAGCATTGGATGGTGAAGGTGATGGTATTACTAGTCTATTAAAGACATTAAATGAAAATCAACAAACATTAAAAACACAAGGTGCAGTAGAAATACCAAATGTGTATAAAGTTAGATTTGTAGGTGATACCGAACTTATTCAAAATGCAAGTCTTGTCAGTAAAGCAGATCCGGACAAGAAAAAGCAAGCAATGAGTAGAGCAGATAACTCAAATGAAGTTAACGAAGGCACTAGTGTTAATTCTGCACCTGACATTACTAAACGATTAATTCAAATCGACAAAGGCACCCCTATTCCACAAGCAATTAACAATCTTATTAAGCAAAGCTCATATATGGAAGATGCATTAAAAGTTATATTCGTTGCTAGTGAAGAACCTGATCCGGACACAAACAGTCCAGAAGTAGTTACTAAGAAAAACATACCGCCGATCAAATGGTATAATTTAAGCACTGAAGTCAAAACATTGGGTTTTGATACTAAAGTGGGTGATTTTGCATACGAGATTACATATGTTATTCAACCATATGAGACACCGGCTGCGGCATCACCATATACAAAATCTAGCAAATATTATGGCCCTCACAAACGATATGAATATTGGTTCACTGGCAAGAATAGTGAAGTATTGTCATACGAACAAACAATGGATAACACGTTTAATAACGTTGCATTAACTCCTAATGGTGATCCTGCAAGTCAAGGTGGTGGAGCACAAGTACCAACATATCCAAACAAGAAACAAAATCAAGACACGCAAGGTAGACAAGATGTGGGTATGGAAGCACAAAATGCGTATATGACTAGTTTATTTGATCCTGGTGCGTATACGAAAGCTAAAGTTGTTATATTAGGTGACCCTGATTATCTAGTGCAAGAAACACCTGCAAGTATCAATCAAGTTTATAATCAATTTTATGGTAGTGACGGATTTACTATTAATCCTAATGGTGGACAAGTGTTTATCGAAATTGATTTTAAAGAAGCAGTTGATTATAAAAATAGTGATGGCTTAATGAGCATTAACGAGTCTATATACTTTTGGAACTATCCAGCCGCAGTAGCAAATAAGATTAAAGGTGTTAGTTTTATGGTTCTTGATATAGAACATAGCTTCAGAGGTGGTAAGTTTGAGCAAACATTAAACTGTACTATCAACGATTTCCCTGGGTTACTAGGAACACCTGCATCCGCACTTGGCGGAAGAGCAAATGCAACGGATGCAACTGGTGCAAGAACAGGTGTATCATTAACTACTGAGCCTGCAAATAACGCAAGAACAGCGTTTGCGGCACATGATCCTAGACGTATTGATTTGGCAAGTTCTGACGTTCGCTCAGGTACTAACGAGGCAGGAGATGGTTCTACCCCTAGCAGTGGTAGTAGCACTTCATACTCAACTGGATATACTCCTGATAATGAGTTTGCTGGAGTTGATGACGCAGTAGCACAGCAAGCGGCGATTCAGCAAGTCGAAGACGGTTTCTATTACAATGAGACACCAAGCACTACACAAACTGAAAGCACTAATCAAGGTATAGCAAACGATGATAGTGTTCAGTATACAGGACAAACACAAAATGGTGTAGCTAACTCTCAGAGCCCAGATGCTGGTAGAGAAACACAAGAGGATACATTAAACACTAGAAGAAGACCGGGAGAAGGTATATAAATGGCAAATAACGTTTTTAAACCAAAAGGGGCAACGAGCAATAACAAACTAGGCGCAGGTGGCGCAGTAGTTAGCCCTGTTCCTGTATTTGGAGTAGTAAAAGACAACATTGATCCTATACGTTCAGGTAGATTGCGTGTGTACCTAAGCGATATGGGAGGAACAGACCCAGACGATAGTAACAGTTGGGTTACTGTAAACTATATGACACCTTTCTATGGTTTAACTGAAGGTACAGGCGATAAGACAGGATACGGTACATATAAACAAAATCCTATAAGTTATGGTATGTGGAGTAGCCCACCTGACGTAGGAACAACAGTTATTTGCGTTTTCATTAACGGTGATCCTAACTATGGATATTGGATTGGTTGTGTACCTGAGCCAGAAGCATTATCTATGGTTCCTGCTAATGGGTCAAGTGAGACTGCTGTACTTAATCAAAATGAAGCAAACAGTTATGGCGGTGCAAAGAAATTACCGGTCACTAATATCAATTCAAATAACGAAAAGATTAACAATAGTCCAACGTTTTATAATGAACCAAAGCCAGTCAATAGTTATCTTGCAGGTGTATTAGCACAACAAGGTTTGATTAGAGATACAATTAGAGGTACAATAGGAACTTCAGCACAGCGTGAGAGTCCTAGTCGTGTAGGTTGGGGTGTTAATACTCCAGGTAGACCTATATATGAAGGTGGCTTTACTGATGAAACTATTGCCGGCGCCGCAACTAATGCAGGGCAACAAAACTCATTAAAGATAACATCACGTAGGGTTGGTCATAGCATTGTAATGGATGACGGTGATCTATTAGGTAGAGACCAATTGATAAGATTACGTAGTAGTTTAGGTCATCAGATATTAATGAGTGATGATGGACAAACGTTATTCATTATTCACGCTAACGGACAAAGTTATATTGAGTTAGGTAAAGAGGGTACAATTGATATGTATTCAACTAACTCGGTCAACATAAGAACACAGGGTGATCTTAACTTCCACGCAGATAATAATATTAATATGCACGCCAAAAAAGATTTTAATCTTTACAGCGAGAATATTACATTAAACAGTGATAAGAGAACTAGCTTCCGAATAGGCACAGATTACAATATACAATCATTGGGTCAATATACATTAAAAGTAGGTAGTGGTATGAGCCTTGCAAGTGCAGGCGAAGCAAGTTTTGCAAGTTCAGCAGTTACTTTTATCAATGGTAGTAAGGTTAATTTAAACACAGGCTCAGCTGGTCTAGTGCCGCAAGAAATAAAACCTATATCAACTGTGGCGCACACAGATACATTACACGATGCAACTAAAGGTTGGGCGGCAGCGCCTGGAGCATTATTAAGTATAACTAGTCGTGCACCTGCACACGCACCTTGGAGTAATGCAAATCAAGGCGTAGATGTTAAAGTTGATAACAGTGCAAGCGCAAACTTCCCTAGCGCACCAGCGCCGGCAGTAGCCGCAACAAATGCGGCAGTTCCTGGAACACCAAACAAACCAGTAACAGCAAGCGTAGCATCAACTGTTCCTGTAACAGGAGCAGTAAGTAAAGCATTAGATAAAAACACTACAAATGCAATGGTAGGGCAAGTTGCTACTATGGCACAAACAGGACCGGCAGCGGCTGCAATTAAAGCAGGTTCAGGTATTGTTCAAACAGCATCAGGGCCAGTTGCCGCAGTCGGTAAAATGGCACAGTCACCGCAACAAATGGAAGCTGCCGGAATATTGAAACCCGGTTCTGCTGTATTAATTAACTCATTAGTAAGTTCAGGTAAGACCATTGAACAAGCAATGACTCCTAATCTGTTTACTGGTATGCCCGGAGCAGAAAACTTACAAGCCTACACTAACAACACGACAGCTCAAGTTGGAGCACAAGTTACAAACTTCCAACAAGCACAAACTCAGTTGACACAGGCTGGAGTTATAACAGGTAATGAAGCATCAGGACAAATTGCAGGACTAGTTACTGCCACTGCCAGTGTTGGTTTAGCTAACACAGTTGATTATGTAAAGACTGCATCAAGTGCAGTTCAGGGTACAGGAGAACAGTTAGCAAGTGGTGTTAACAATCAAATGCTAGGTGATGTTACTGGAACTATCTCATCTGGTAACTATGCCGCAAACTTAAGCGAAGTTTCAACAAGTGGCTTAGGATCAATTGTAACATCACTTAGTGGATTGACTAAAGGTATAGGTAAAGGACTTAGTGGGTTATTAGATAGTGCAAAAGGTGTTGCTGGTTCAGCATTCGATGCAATTACAAAAGGATTCCCGTCACTTAAAGCAGGTGAACCACAGAACTTGAAACAAATTGCAGACAAAGCAACGGCGGAAGTTCAGTCATCAGGTACAGAAGCAAGTAACATAGCTGATATCACCAAAGCTGCCGCAAGTAATTCAGGTATCGATGCAGCCGGCATCGCATCAGGAGCGTCATCAGCCGCTATAAATGGTTTAGATAGTGTTAATAAGGCTGTTACTACTGGGACAGGATCTACTAATATAGTAAGCACCGCAGAAAATGCCGCAAGTGTAGTTAGTGCAACATTACCATCAAGTTCTTCTAGTGGTCTAAGCGGATTGCCTGGAGCACAGAATGCAGTAGCACTAGTAGTAAAAAATGGAACTACCTCGTTACCAGGAACAACTAATGTCTCTAGTGCGATATCACAAGTGGCATCTTCTATCGGCACAGGTATAGTAGCAGGAACTGCTATAGGATTGATTAATAAACTTAAACTCCCGGGTGCATCTTTAGTAGGACTTGCAATTGCAGGATTAAGTCCGGCTTCCAAAGCAAAACTGAATGCATCGATTGCATCATTAAGTTCAGGTAGTGCAGTTCCTATTAAAATGCCAGTAGTGGGAGAAGGCACAAATAATCGAGCAGATTTAAATAAGAACCTGACAGATGCATTAAATGATCCTAAGATACCTGCGCCAAACTATAACGGTAATCCTGCAACAACGGGTGAAACTGCGGGGACAGCCATTGTTGTAGATAAAGAAAAAGAACAATATGAATTAAATAAGAAAACATTTGCTAAGGTTGAAGAAGTTAGAAATGCTAGAATAGCTTTTGTTAAAGCAAAAAATGAACTACCAGCCGGAGATCCTCAAATCGATGAACTACGAAATAAATGGATAGCTCTATCAGATGAACTAGCAGCCTTAAAAACGGTCGCATAAATATTATATAGGATAAAATATGCCAACATACGTAGGATTTTCAACGATCGGGGCGAATGAGCCAAAGACAACTAATGCATCCACTGGCATTGACGGTGGTGTAGGTGGTGTTTTAAAGCCAGTTATCCCGGGCAAGAAATATCGTTTAGTAGACGAGCCATTGGTTGTTAGAGACTTTATAAACGCACTAAACATTCAGCAAGGCCAGAAAGTTGGAAATCCTGGATATGGTTCTACTATTTGGAGCTATATATTTGAGCCAAATGATCCTCAGACACGATTGAAAATAGAGAATGAAATACGTAGAATCGCTAGTAATGACCCTAGACTGATTATCAATACAGTAAAGAGTTATGAGCAAGACAACGGCATTTTATTAGAAGTAGAATTAGCTATTGCACCCTTCAATAACGCTGAAATATTAAATGTTTTCTTTAACAATTTAACTAACACAGCAACGTTACAATAACAAAAACCGTAGTTTTTCTTTAAGATAAATACTTAAAAGAGAATAACTATGGCTACAAGTTCAAGACAATCAGCAATATTTGGTGTTCAGAATTGGCAACAAATCTACCAAACCTTTAGGGAAGCCGACTTCAAAAGTTACGACTATGAAACCCTACGTAAGAGTTTCATTGATTATCTGAGAACCTACTATCCTGAAACGTTCAATGACTATATAGAATCTAGTGAGTTTATTGCTTTGCTAGACGTTATTGCGTTTATGGGTCAAGGTCTTGCATTCCGTAATGACTTAAACACACGTGAAAACTTTATTGATACGGCTGAACGTAGAGATAGTGTTATCAAGTTAGCCAACTTAGTAAGTTACAATCCAAAAAGAAACATTGCAGGTCAAGGTTATCTTAAAATAACTAACATTGCTACTACTGAAAATATCACAGATATTAACGGTATCAACTTAAGCAATCAAACAGTATTATGGAACGATCCTGCAAATGCTAATTGGTTAGAACAATTCAATACAATTATCAATGCTACATTGATTAATAGTCAACGTGTAGGACGTCCAGGAAATAGCCAAGAGATATTAGGTGTAAAGACTGATGAATACTCAGTAAATATTCCACCTACTAGCTTACCTATTGTTCCGTTCACTAGCACAGTAGATACTATCAATATGAATTTTGAACTTGTAAGTGCTACAAGTTTAGATCAAGATTATGTTTATGAGATTCCTCCTGCACCAAGTGGCAAGATGAATATGATGTATCGTAACGACAAATTAGGTTACGGTAGTCCAAATACAGGTTTCTTCTTTTACTTTAAGCAAGGAACATTACAGAGTTATGATTTTAACTTAGCTCAACAAATTAGTAATCAAGTAGTAGATATTGACATTCAAGGTGTTAATAATACAGATACTTGGTTATATCAATTAAATGCTAGCAACGGTGGTAGAACATTGTGGAGACTAGTAGACAGCGTTTATGCAAATGCAAGTTTACAAACAGAGAGTAGCTATAAAAAGGTATTCTCAGTTGTT